AAATACATTGATCAGTGGCAAAGTCTTAATTTGTTCTTTAGCGCAGAGGAAGACGAATCTTATATCAATGAAGTACACAAGGAAGCTTTCTTAGATCCTAACATTCTTGCTTTATATTATGTATATAGTAGAGCAGGAGTTCAAGCTTCTAAGGATGAATGTTTAGCCTGTCAATAGGAGTAATATATGTTAGGTATAGTAGACGCAGACGGTATTCTTTATCGTGCCTGCTGGAATGTAGAAGACCTTAATGAAGCAAAGGAAAAATACCTAGATATTCTACAACAGTATCTTACTGATGGATGGTGTGATGAATCACTATGCTTTGTAGGAGGTACTGGTAATTGGCGTTATAAAATCTTTAGTGATTATAAAGGCAATCGTAAGCCTGACCCTAATAGAGCCAAGGAATTAGAAATTATTAGGGAACTTCGTGAATGGTTAGGCAAGGAACGCTTAGCCATTCGTTCTAATGGCCTTGAAGCAGATGACTTAGTCAGACGTAAAGCTGTAAAGTGTTTGCAGAGAAATCAAAACTATGTTATTATATCTGCTGATAAAGATTTAGACTGTATTGTAGGTAAACATATCAGGCCAAATCAAAGAGGCGATATCAAAGAATACTTAGTGTCTGAAGAAGATGCTGAGTATAACTATTGGTTACAAGTTTTAATAGGTGATTCGACTGATAACATCAAGTCACCTAAGAAGCTTGGACCTAAAACAGCTGAGAAGCTTCTTAAAGGATCCAGTATGAGTGAATGGAAGCGTATCATTGAACGTGAATATAGAGAACGTTGTGGTGATGAATGGTTTCATGCTCTAATGTTTACTGGTAGTCTTATTCATATTCAAAGACATCAAGATGATTACTTTGTTTGGGATAAAGACAAAGGTAACTTCTGGGAATGTGGTTTAGAAGGACCACCAAAATGTTATGAATACAAGGAGAAACAAAATGAACAAGCATGATTACAAAGACCCTGATACATTTACATTAGATTTAAATGAGCCTGACTATGAGGCTTTCTATCAAGATAATGACGATGTACTATGGGGTAAGCCTGAGAAAGATCCTATCAAAGAATTTATTATAGAAGTAGCTAACTTCCGTTATGAATCTGAGGTAGATAATTACTTTGAACTTATGCAACTCATTGGTAAAGCTAAAGATCTTCTTAAGGATAATTATAATGGCAGGTAAAGGGGATACTCCACGTTCAGTGGATAAAGAGAAATATGAATCAAACTATGAACGAATCTTTGGAGATTCTAACAAACGAAGAAGCAATTCAGGAACTCCTAGAGAGTCTGGATCAAGCAAACGAGGAACTTAAATACTTGTTTGATTGTGAGATCATTGATTGGAATGAATATCTCTGTGAATTAGAGAAAGCTAGTTTAATGGTCTCTGAGCTTATAGAAATTATTAGGAGAGAAGATAATGTCAAAGTTAATGGAACACAATCGAATGATGATGGAAATCTCTTACCGTATTTCTCTTAGATCTAGAGATCCTCATCGTAAAGTAGGTGCTGTTATTACTAAAGGAAATAATATTATTTCTTATGGTTGGAATGGTACACCAGCAGGTTACTTTACTAATGATTGTAAAAATGAATTTGAAAAAACACTACCACAAGTAGTACATGCTGAAGCTAATGCTATAGCTAAAGCCGCTATGTCTAATGAGTCTACTAAGTTTGCAGCTATTTATAGTACGACTATTCCTTGTATTGAATGTGCTAAGTTAATCATTCAAGCAGGTATTACAACTGTTTTCTATGCAGAAAACTATAACAAGTGTAACTTAGGAAGGGACTTATTACAAGACTGTAATATTAAATTAATTAAAATTGAGGTTTAAACATGACTATCTCTATAGGTAAAGCACCCTGCAAAGCGTGTGGTTCAGTAGATAATGTATCACTATTTAAAGATGACTCTGGATTAGTGAAAGGTAAATGCTGGACTCCCGGTTGCAATAAATTCTACCCTGATTATTATGGAGATGATACTATCGAAGAAGTAAAAGAACCAATACAACAAACACAAATGTCTATTGAAGATTTACCGTTTAGAACTCATTCTAAGCGTAAGATTAGCAGTAAGATCTGTGAGATGTTTGGAGTACGATCTGCTATTAATTCTGATGGTGAAGTATGTGAGACATATTATCCTTACATCGGTTCTAATGGTACATCATATAAGATACGTAAGTATCCAAAGGACTTTCGAGTCAAAGGAGGACTCGATAAGATACAATTGTTTGGTCAAGGTACATTTGCAGGATCATCAAGGAAGAGAGTTGTAGTAACTGAAGGTGAGGAAGATGCTCTCGCTGTTGCTCAAGCGTATGAAGAATATAACGGGAATATCTATCCGGTTGTATCTATTCCCTCCGCTTCTAATCTTTTGCCTGTCACTTCAAACAGGGACTGGCTTAGAGAGTTTGATGAAGTTGTTCTTTACATTGATAATGATGATGCTGGCTCCGAAGCTATTACAAAGCTTGCTAAGATTATCGGTTATGAAAAGATTAAGGTAGCTCAAGGGCAGCATAAAGATGCTTCAGATGAGTTAGTTAATGAGGGTCACAGAGCTGTCCTCTCTGCTATCTGGAATGCAAAGCAGTATAACCCCCAGGGTATCCTATCAAGTGAAGCACTGTGGGACACTCTGGAAGCCTATGATAAGATCGAGAGTATACCTTACCCATCTTGCTTTGATGGTCTTAACGATAAACTAAAGGGTATGCGAGCAGGTGAAATTACCTTATGGACTAGTGGTACTGGTTCAGGTAAATCCACTATGCTACGTGAGATTGTATTTCATCTTATTGATACTACAGAAGATAAGATTGGTATTATTTCCTTAGAAGAATCTCCTGCTGAAACAGCTAAAAAGATGTCTGCTATGGCTCTCAATAGGAATCCTACTGATGATATTCCATTGGAAGAACTACGTCAGGGCTTTGATAAAGTCTTTGGTGACGATCGTATACTTGTTCTCGATCATGCTGGTGCTATTACTGATGGTATCATTGAGCAACTCAATTACATGGCTGCAGTTGGTTGCAAGTATTTGTTTATTGACCATATCACAATACTGGTCTCTGAGGGAGCTGAAGGGCTTACTGGAAACGAAGCTATAGATAAGATTATGAATGATCTTCTTCGAGTAGCTAAAACTCATGGTGTATGGATTGGCCTTGTATCACACCTACGTAAAACAGCTTCAGGTAAATCTTTTGAAGAAGGTGAGTTACCTTCTCTTGATGACATCAAAGGCTCTGGTTCAATCAAACAAATCTCAATGGATATCGTAGCCTTTGCTCGTGATAGTGGTAATGAAAATGCTAGTATTAGAAACACTATTGATATGAAAGTACTTAAGTGTCGTCATACAGGTCTTACAGGTCCAGCAGGACAAGCCTATTATGACCATAACACAGGTCGTATTAAGACTGCTGTAACAGAATTTTGAGGACAGATATGAAGAACCTTGTTGTAGAATACCTGAGTGAAAGACTCGGAAAGGTTATCTTCAATACGAATAAGAAACAAGCATACGGACCATTGTATCTTGCTAACATTCTAAAAGGAGATGAGAATGAAATTTATAAAGAAGACTTAGAGCATTTAATTAATATTGCTACTAATATTATTCTTCATAAAACTGCTGATGATCCTTCAGGAAAGAAAGGTGAAGCATTATTAACTCATACAGCTATTTCTATTGGTATTGAAGTAGCTAACTTTAAACAAGTAAGTTTAAATAAACCTTCTTTGTTACACATTGGTGATTTATTCATTGAAGCATTCTATCATGCTGGCTTTATTACTATTGAAATCCAAGAGGGGTTTGCACCTAAGTCTGGTTCACCGTATGTAATTCAAATCACTGATAAGTTCTCTGAATTAGTCCAGATTAAAGATGCTAAAGGTTTAATCCTTTACTCTACTGGGACTATGATTCCAGAAATTAAAAACATTGTTCAAGGAGATAATACTGCTGTTATTAAAGGTATTAACTCTGAGATCAGTAAGATACCTCTTATCCTTCATCAACAAGCATTTAAAGAAGCTATTAACAATAATGAACCTTGGGTTCAATCACTTAATAAACTTCAACAACAACCTTGGATGATTAATCGTGATGTATTAAAAGTTATCCAGGATAACCTTGATAGTATTCTTCCTGAAGCTAAAAAGCGTTTAGATAAAGCTAAGAAGTCAGATGTAGACGCAGCCTATAAGCTGCTTAAAGAAGATCCTTCTGATGAGAACAAAGAGCGTTATAACCAAGCAGCAAAAGAATGGAATGAAGAATTAATTGTTCTTCGAGATATTTCTAAGCGTACTGAGTTAGAAGCTATCTTTAATAAAGCTAAAATGCTTTCTATTTACTCAGAGTTTTATCAATATGTGGATGTAGATTATCGTGGTAGGATTTATTACAAAGAACCTTTCTTTAATTTTCAAGGCTCAGATATGGCAAGAGCTTTATTCTTGTTTAAAGAAGGAAAGCCTTTGGGTAATACAGGTATTAAGTGGTTGTATATCCATACTGCTTCTTG